GTAGCCTTGCACATAACATAAATTTAATAGAATCTAGTTTAAAAATCAATTAGTTACAAAAAACATGGATTATAAAATTAACAAATTTAAAAGAGAGTTAATTGTAAGAAAATACTCTTACAATACAATAGAAACATATTGTTCATGTCTAAAAGTGATATTTGATAAATGTGGAGAAAATCCTACTACTGAGTCCGTTAAAGAGTATTTACTGACTATTAAAAACAGAAATTATCACAAGCAAATAGTAGCAACTTTCAGAAATTACTGTTTATTTGTTTTAGGTATAAAATTAAACTTACAAGATATTCCTTATCCTCGCAAAGAACAAAAACTACCTGAAATATTCTCTCAAAGTGAAATATCTTTAATTATACAACAGCCTAAAAATCTAAAACATCAAGCTATAATTTGTTTATTATATGGCGGCGGATTAAGAGTTGGAGAATTAATTAATCTTAAAATAACTGATATTGATAGCTCAAGAATGGTTATTAATATACGCGCAGCAAAGAATAATAAAGATAGACAAGTAATGTTAGATAATTCTTTGCTAAAATTGTTAAGAGATTATGTAATGGAATATAAACCGGTAAACTATTTATTTAACGGACAGAAAAAAGATCAATATTCTGAAAGATCAGTAAATGAATTGCTAAAGTATTGGACTTTAAAAACAGGTATTAAAAAGAATATCCACGCTCATTTATTAAGACACTCATTTGCTACTCATTTATTAGATGCAGGAACTGATATGTCGATTATCCAAAAATTACTTGGACATTCAGATATTAAAACAACAGAGATTTACGCTAAAGTATCTACTAATTTAATTAGTCAAGTAAAATCCCCTCTATCAAATATTAAAATAACTCAAAATTGAATTAAAAAATGAGATTAGAAGTAACAGTACCAACACAAGATAAACCTTATTACACTTTAGAGTGGTATAACGGCGGAGAGAAAATGAAGTCAATATCACTTTATGAAGAATCTTTTAAAGCTTTAGAAGACTATTTTAAGCCTAAGAAACAAAAGAAAGTTAAACAACCGGCGCCTCCACCGACACTAGAAGAGGTGAAAGCTTATTTTAAAGAAAAAGGATACGTGGAGGACTCCGCTATCAGGTTTTTTAAATACTATACAGAGTTAGATTGGTTTGACGCGAAGGGAAATCCTGTAATGAAGTGGAAAGCAAAGGCTATTAGCACTTGGATGAAACCTGAGTATAAGTTGAAAGTAGAAACTAAGAGTGAATCGTCGTTTTTTAGAAAATAATTATGGAAGAAGAAATTTGGAAAGATATTAAAGGTTTTGAAGGAAGATATGCAGTATCTAATTTAGGTAATGTTAAATCACTAAAATTTGCAGGAAGATTTGAACAAAGAAACTTAAAACCAGGTATAGGAACAACAAAATATTATTTAGTTTCTTTGGTTAAAAATAAAAAAGGACATACTAGAAAGGTTCATAGATTAGTGGCAGAAGCATTTATTCCAAATCCAGAGAATAAGCCTCAGGTTAATCACATAGATGGAAATAAATTGAATAATTGCGTGTCAAATTTAGAATGGTGTACTAATAAAGAGAATATGCAACACGCATTTGATACAGGATTGAATAAAATATATAGTCATCAAATAGATTTATTAATTAAAAGAACAATTGAAAGATGCTCAATAAGAGTTATTGATATAAGCACTGGGAAATTATATAATTCAGTAAAAGAAGCTGCGACTGAAAACAATATAGAATATAGTGGGCTTAAAAGGAAATTAGCAGGTAAAAGAAAAAACAATACTACTTTTAAATATTACCAAGAATGAATCTAAAAGAAAAAGAAAGAGCTGTATTAAACTTATACGCTGACAACGAATCTTTATTTGAGAATTGTCAACATTTAGTATTTGAAACAGTTTGGTCAAGTGAGTTCAATCAAAAGAAGTACCGTATAATCAAATGGAATCATGAAAACGGAAAGAAATCAGATATTTACTTATTAGCTAACCAACTAAAAAAAGCAGGGTTTAGTCAAAAAGAAATAGCTTTAGAAACAGGAGACGCAAATTATAAGATAGCAAAGAACGTTGAAGAGTATGTTAAAGATATATTTGATGAATACTCTAAAAGACTTCTTATTCCAAAACTTCATTATATGCACTCAGAACTTAATTCAGAGATAGCAGATGTTAATGGTTGCATAGAAGGATTAAAATCAGTTATAGGTGACATAGATGCTATTAAAAACAATCTTAGTATTGATAAAAATATTGATGATATTTTTGACGAGGCTTTTAATGAATTAGTTGAAGCTCAGAATAGAAAATCAGAAGTAGCCGGACATTCTTATGGAATAAAAGATTTAAACAAATTAACTTCAGGAGCAAAACAAGAAGTAATAGTTGTTGGAGCAAGACCGGGAATGGGTAAAACAAGTTTGATCGTAAATATAGCTAGGCACATAGCTATTGATAAAGGTGAGCCAATGATTATATTTTCATTAGAGATGCCTGGAAAAGAACTTATGAAAAATATTTGGGCTAATTTATTAGAGATTAATAGTTGGCAGATTAGAAGTGGGAATGTATCTGATGATGACTTATTAAGGATAAAAAATGCAAAAGATAAAATAAAAAGAAACTTAGTTATAGATGATACTCCAGCAATAACTTATCAATACATTAGAACTAAGATACAAAAAGTAAGAAGACAACTTAAAATACCTAAATCTACACTAATGGTTTGCATGATTGACTATTTACAGTTAATGAAAAATAGTAGAGAGGAAACAATTGGTAAATCTAAAGAGGAGCAAGTCGGAGACAGATGTAATGGATTATTAGAGGTTTCTAAAACAGAAAACATTTGCATGATTGAACTATCTCAATTATCAAGAGATGTAGAGAAGAGAAATCCACCATGTCCCTTAATGTCAGATTTAAAAGACTCAGGAGCTATTGAGGCAAATGCAGTACAAGTTTGGCTTTTATACCGCCCAGACTACTATGATTCTGAAGCTAAAGATCCAAAAACAGGAATGGATTTAAGGGGATTATGTGAAATTAATGTGGCTAAAAATAGATACGGAAGTACCGGTAAAGTTTATGTAAGATTTCAAGGCAAATACTCCGCTTTCAAAGATTTCGACATGAATGACAATAATAACGAAGAATCAGTATTTTAATGTTAATAGAAGATATACTAATAAACTCAGTTCTTAAAGAGTTCTATAAGACTTATATTATGAATGAGAGTAAAGGATTAATAATTAATCACAAAGGCGGAGCATTACTTTATGATAAGATAGAAAAGCAATTACATAAGATAGAAGTATCCGCAGATGAGAAAAAACGTATTTGGACAGAATGTAAAAAGACTTATCTATTTTGGTATGCTCAGTATAAATATTACCCTAAAGAAAAACAAAGAGAGTTACTAGAACAATACTATAAGAGTGCTTTATGTGAGTATCATTTAAACTCATTATTGAAACCTGATTTTAGTGGACAGATTATTTGCTTTGATGATTTACCTAGTGATATAGTAGGATTAAAAAAAATTTGAATAAAAAATCAAATATTTTGTAACCTTATTTATTTTTATACGTTTAACTAGATAAATTAGAAATTATGGCAAAGAAAGAAAAAGTAACACTACAAGAACTGATAGTACAAACTCCTGAGTTAAAGTCATCTCTTCTTAAATTTGAGAATGTAAAATTACAACTTGATAAGGCGGCGGAAACGTGCCTACAAATTAAAGTAACTGATGAAAATAGTTTAGCTATCTGTGAGAATCAGCTAGGTAAGATTAACGAATTAGTTAAAGCGGTAGAAAGTGTAAGGAAGTCTGAGAAAGAACCTCACTTTGAGAAATGTAAAGCTATTGATGCGGCGGCGGCTTATGTATCTGAATTACCTGAAGTAGCACTTAAACATCTTAAAGATGAAAAGATAGCTTATATCAGAAAAGTAGAAGCTGAAAACAAACGCAAACTTGAGTTAGAAAATAAATACATAAAACTTAGAGAATATCTTGAAGCTTGTTATTCATCAAGACATACTATTGATAGATGTGATTATTACTTAGGTGAATTGTCAAATCCTGTTAATAAAGAAAAATGGCAAGAGTTTACCCCTCAAGTAGAAACATTATACAAAAGCTTCCACACATTATTCTTAGCTAAGAAAGAGGAATTAGTTAGCGGAACAGATTTATTCTCTGAGAACACAGAAGCTATTGAAGAAGCAAAAGCAAATATCGAGTTGGCGGATGTACCTAAAGTTGAAGTAGAAGTAATATCTAAAATTCGAAGACTGTGGACTTATGAAATAGTAGATATATCTTTAGTTCCTAAAGAGTTCTTAATGGTAGATGAAAGCAAAGTAAAAGAGTATCTAAAAGCTAATTCTGACTCATTAGAAGATGGTAAAATAGTAAATGGCATTAAGTATTACAAAGATTTAAAAGTAACAGTGTAATGGAAAAAATAGAAACAGTGTCATGTGAATTTCCTGATGAACTAAAGTTTGTTGATGATGATATAAGAAAAGAATTTGAAGGGAAAAACTATATTATAGGAACTCCTACTCAAGTTCAATTAAACAGAAGTATTAAATTACTTACTGAAAAAATAGATAAACTATTAGATAAATGCTAACCAAACAACTACTATATAAACTAAAAGAGAAACATCCGGAATACTCAGAAGAAGAGATAAGGGCTATTATCATGGGTAATCTAAACACCATAACGCGGACAATATCTAAATCTGAAACATTCAAATTAGTAGTTCCTAAGTTCGGCACAATACATACTCATGGAAATGCAGTAAGTGAACATAAAATAAAAGATAGAAAATATCACAGAAAGAATATGAACAAAGTAAGTCTATATACAGATAAAACATTATTATTTTAAATTCCTTGCATATTTTAATCAAATGATGTAACTTTACATCAAAAATAAACGTATAAATTAATATAAACCATAAAAAACAAAAACAATGTCAAGAAGTAATCCAACAGACAAACTAACAAACCCTGCTAAACGTTTTTACGAATGGTCAGGCGACAAAGGGCAATTCTTTTATTTCGATAAAGAAAAAGGGGAAAAAGGCGAAAAGGTGTTTATGAAAATGCCATTCAACTTTCTAGTACTAGACACACTAAGTACTTGTAAAGGCTACGATGATAACTTACAGATGGGTTATTACTCAAATGAAGTTAGAAACGTAAAGACTGATATTATTACAGTTAGAAACAAGAAAGGAATAGCTTTCTCAGGTTTATATGAGGCCGCTAAAGAGAAATTAGGAACTAAAGGACTAAAGTATTACCAATCAGTTTATATTGCTCAAAAAGAAGGTGATGGATTAACATTATACAATATCCAGCTCGGCGGATCAGGATTATCGGCTTTTATTGAGTTTTGTAAAAACAATAATGTTAATGAAATTGCAGTATCAGTTAAAGACGTAGTAGAGAAGAAGAAAGGTAAAACAGTTTATTTTGAACCGGTATATACAGCAGTTAAAGTATCCGATAAAGCTAATCAAGAAGCTATTGAGTTAGATAAAGAATTACAAGAGTATCTTAAAGTTTATTTAGCTAAAAATTCATCTAATTCAACGCAAGAAGTAGTTGAAGATAATCAAGATAACGGTTTAAATAAGACATCTAAGTCATCAAAAAAAGATGAAGAAGAAGTGGAAACAAATACTCCTTTATTTAGTTCGAAAGATGACGATGACGCCCCTTTTTAGTATTTAATCTAAGCTATTCTAAAGATAGCAGCTTAAAGTAACTGAGTAGGTCACGAACCGAGACTTTAAGTAGATTTGATAGGCATTGATAATAAAATATATCCAGGCAAGGTGGAAGTCCCGATTATCAATGTTAAAAACCATAGATTAAATGAACGTACAAATAAGACATTTTGGTAGAGTATTACCAAATGGAAACATAAGTTTTTATAACGTAGAACTTTGGCAAGAACAAAGAGAATCTTTAGCAGGTAAAGAGTTCGAGTTGACAATAAAAGAACGTCACAAGCGACCTAGTGTATCTCAGTTCGGTTACTATTGGGGAGGAATACTTAAAACTTGCTTACAACATGAATCTTTTAGTCATTACACTACAGTTGAGGAACTTCATAAAGAGGTGATGGCTCCTATGTTCCTTTCTTATCAGATAAGAATAGTAGTAGGTAAAAAGAAATGGGATAAAACAATGGTAAAAAGTTTAACTGAGTTAAATAAAAGAGAGACTTCGGTGTTTATAGACAATGTACTTAACTTTGTCGCTCAAGAAGGAGTTATTGTTTTACCTCCGGAACAATACACAGACAAATATTACAGAGAGATAACAATTAAAGAATAAATATATGACACCAATAGAAACAATAAAAAAAGAAGTTCCAGTAATGATAGGAACAAGCGATGCTACAGTTAAAGTAATCGGAGAATTATTTGAAGAGAAAATATTTAAAAGTGGACCAGATGTATTCGCAAGAGTTATATTCTTAAACGCTGAAACAAAACATTTAATTGGCGCCATTTATTTACAAGGAGTTAGCGATAAAGAAAAGCTAGAAGAAGCTGTAAATGGATACTCTGATAAAATTAATGAGATATTACCATGTCTGTAATTAAAGAAGATAAGATAATAAAAGAAGCTCTATTAAAACGTCTTAAAGAGTTATATCCGTCTAATATAGGATTTGGATTCAAGAACTCTCTAGTAGTACAAGATGCTGCTGAGAGAGGTGTTAAAATAGCCGCCGAACAAATTTCTAGGTACTTTAGCCCAAAACAACAAAAGAATACTCTATCCGAGGAACAAATTATTTGGTTATGCTTTAGATATGGCATTACTATTAGAGTTAATGTCGGCGAACCGGTAGTTAGAGATGGTAAACTTTATTATGAAGTACCTAAATTCGATGAAGCAAAAGCATTACAAACTTTAAAACAATTATACGGAAAGTAACTATGCCTAGATGTCGTTTATGTGGAGAAAAATTTACTCCTAAAAGATTCCTTCAGAAACACTGTATGAATAACGATGAATGTACTGATGCTGAGATTAAAATGGTAGTTGAGAACAACCGCAAACTTGCTGAGAAAAAAGAGAAAAAGGATTGGGCGGATAAGAAAGCAGAACTTAAAGTTGACACCCATGCTAAAGAATACAAAAGAGAGTTTCAGAATGCTATAAACAAGCTATCCAGGATGATAGATACCTCTTTTGGATATGAAACTTGCATAGACTGTAATAAAGGATATGGTAAACAAACTGATGCAGCTCATTACCATTCTCGCGGATCAAACAACTCTCTAAGATACAATTTACACAACTTACACTCAGCTAATAGTCAGTGTAATATGTGGAGTGATGTTCACCATGTAAACTACGCTATAGGACTTGAAAAAAGATACGGTAAAGAATACAAAGATTACGTGGATGAAGAGTTACCTAAGTTATATCCGGAGATTCACATTACTAACAAAGAAATAGTAGAAAAGTTAAAGTTAGTTCGCGGATTAATCAGAAACTTTGAAAGCATGAAGTTTGAAGACTCTTTAGATGCTAGAACTAAGCTTAATCTTTTGATCGGAATTTATAAATAACTCAAATTTGAATTAAAAACAAGTAATAATGACTAAACTCAATAAACTATCTACTGAAACAATAAGAGATTTTGAAGAAGTAGAACTAGCTAAAAAAGATGATAGTGAATTAATTTACGTCAAAGAACCTAATGTATTCTCTTCTATGAAACAACTAGATAATATTCTAGCGGATGATATTCAACAAGTCCGCCATTGGAAAAATAAAGTAGTAGAAATAAGAGATAAATACAAAGGAACTCCTATGTATGTTACTTGGGATTTAGAACTTAGAAGAGTTGTTGATTTTTTAATGCAATTCTCTCAATAAAATTTTGATAATAAATACAAATAGTTTAATTTTATAACCACAAAAACAAAAACAAAATGGCAAAAACAAGTAAAGCAGCAAAACGAATCGAATGCTTAAAGCAATGGATGATTCAACAGAAGTTACCTAAAATCAAATTATCAACCTCTTTAACCACTAATTATGCAAGAAAATAAGACATTAGAATTAGTTAAAAACATTAAGATAGATAAACATTTACTTGATGTAGAGTGTCCAGTAGTACCTCTTAGAGATAAGATTATCCTAAAAAAGATAGACGCTACATATAAGGCAGCCGGAGGATTATTAGAAGTTATTGAATTAGATAAATCTAACCGCCCATTAGGTAGAATTATAGCGGTTGGACCTAATTGCTCGGAATACATAAGAAAAGGATTAACAGTAGTTTACGACTCAGCAATGTGGACACCTTTATTGCTTAACGGAATAGACTATGTAATGATTAACGAAGCATTTATTGATTGCGTAGTGGCAGACTTAGAAAAAGTACACGTCCCTGTAAAGCCTATTACCGGAGAAGACATTAGAAAAGCAAACAAGATTAGTGAAGTTAAGAGAATAAGAAAGATGAATGCTGAAAACTTTGATAATAAGATGGACGAGTACCACGAGAAAGCTAAAGACAGACAGAAGAATCCTACAATATCTAAATACAAGAAAGGATGATGAAAATAACTGCTGATGAACTAGCGAAACAATTAAATGGTTTCGATGTAAATGATAGCTTTACAAAAGCAGTCATTAATCTTGCTAAAAACAGCAATCTAGTTATAGTATCAGCAATAGGAGATGATACTATAATCTTCAGTGGTTCTTTAAAAGATGAGTTTGATTTACTTCACGGCGGACAAATATTCATGGCTAAAGAAGACAACGAATACGTTCCTTATACTAAACAAAACAAAGACAAAACTAGAAAAGTAATAGAAGTATTTTGGGATAAACACGCAGTATTTAAGTGGAAGTTCTTAACTCTTATCAAACATTCAACTTATGATATTAAAAAAGATGGTAGAAGTTTCTGTAAAGGTATTATCTTTAATTTGAATGATATATGAAATTGGTCCCTCGCGCAGGAATCGTAACCATGATAGGCTCTTAATCTATTCCTAAAGTAAGTTAAGGCACACTAATCATCTGAATCGTAAGTCAGGATTAAGCCACCGTAAATAAGGTGGCTTTTTTATTATATCCTAATTCCGTAAACTTTAATTGTCATTGCATCAAGAGCTGTTATATTATCTTTAACAGTAAATCCTAATGAATCTGTTGTATTTGCTCTTAATTTAAGACCCCATTGTAATCCAAATATATCCTCTAAATCTATTACTCCTACATAAGCTTCGGCAGCACTAATAGCATTAGTTAAATGAAAAGCATTAGCAGAAGTACCATAAGCAGGTTCAAAATTAGCTAATTTAATAAAGTCATAGTTTGTTTTAAGGCTTGGTTCAATAGTGTATCTACCATTTGTTTGATTGAAGTAATAAAATTCTAAACCATTAGTTAAAGCAGCTAAAGCTCCAAATTGATTTAAAACAGCCCCAGCATCAGCAATTTCAAATACTATACTATTAATATAAATATCATAAGATTTTGCGTTTATGAAGAAATTAACATTAGTTACAGAACCATTTACCAACATAGAGGTTGTGCCTGTAGATTCTCCATTTGTAGTTAAATACTGACTAAAAGGTAATGCTATTTGATCAACATCGGATGGAGGCCTAGGAATAACGTATGTATTAATAGCCCCATCCTTCTCTATTTTTAGAGAATTACCTTTCCTGGTATCATGTAAACTTGTTTTAAGCATTGTTATTTATATTGAGTAGATTCATCTTCCAAGTAACAAGACATTGCAAATTGAACTATCTGTGATGTATTACTTGTAGGAGTTGTATAATTCACACCTATGGAAGATCCTTTAGGTAAAGTAATACTACCGCCTGTTATAACTATTCTTTGTGGACCAGCATTTAATATAGTAGCCGCATAATCATCTCCATTAGTAAAAGTTAATCCGGTTGCTCCTTTATAAGCAGTAACACTTAAAGCTCTTGAACTACCAAAATTTTTATTTTGATTAATTGAAACTGCCGTAGCTCCTGAAATTATAGTTCCTGTAG